TGCTCCGGAGCACCCCATGACCCTTGTCCGCAATCCCTTTGACGCTGGCGGCTACTCGCTGGCCGAGATGACGCAGGCCATCAATATCCTGCCCAATCTCTACACCCGTCTTGGCCAGATCGGCCTTTTCCGCTTCGAAGGTGTCAGCCAGCGCTCGGTGATCATCGAGCAATATGAAGGCGTGCTGAGCCTGCTGCCCTCGGTACCTCTCGGCGGTCCCGCCACTGTCGGCACCCGCGAGGGGCGGTCGATGCGCAGCTTCGTGCTGCCATGGATCCCGCATGACGACGCGATCCTGCCCGGCGACCTGCAGGGTCAGCCCGCGCTGGGCGTGTTCGATGCCGCCGACCCGCTGGTCGAGGTGATGAACCGCAAGCTGCAGCTGATGCGCCGCAAACATGCCCAGACCCGGGAATACATGGAGATGAACGCGCTGCGCGGCATCGTGAAGGACGGCGCGGGCACGACGCTCTACAACTACTTCTCCGAATTCGGGCTGGCGCAGATCTCGGTCGACTTCCTGCTTGGCACCGCTGGCACCAATGTGCAGGGCAAGGTGCGCGAAGTGCTGCGCGCGGTGGAAGACAACCTGCTGGGCGAGGCGATGTCCTCGGTCCATGCGCTGGTCAGCCGCGAGTTCTTCGACAAGCTGATCGCCCATCCCAAGACGGAGGAAGCCTACAAGTTCTACGCCGCCACCGGAGCGCAGCCTTTGCGCGAGGACATGCGGCGCAACTTCCCCTTCGCGGGCATCCTGTTTGAGGAATATGCGGGCACCGTCACACTCTCGACTAAAGCCGCTGAACGTCTGGTCCCGGCCAGCGAGGGCATCGCCTTCCCGCTGGGCACCATGGACACGTTCACAACTTATGGCGGCCCCGCCAATCTGCTGGAAGCCGCCAACACGATGGGCCTGCCGCTCTATGCGCGCCAGCATCTGGACGAGAAAGGCCGCTGGATCGATCTGATGACCGAGGCTTCGATCCTGCCGGTGAACAAGCGGCCGCGCATCGCGATCCGCCTGCACAGCTCGAACTGACCGGCGGCGGAGATCCATCATGACCATCTTCGCCGTCGCCATGGACCGCGTCTTCACCAACTCCTCCATGGCGGTGGCCGCTGTCTGGATCTCGGGCGCCACATCCGAGGAACGCACGATCCGCGTCATCCGTCGCGCTCCGGACCGCATCACCGAGTTCGGAGCTGGGCGCTTTATCAGCGACAGCATGCAGGTCGATGTGCGCGTCGCAGACCTGCCCGATCCCCGCCCCGGCGATCTGATCGTGATCGGCGCCGACAGCTTCAGCATTCAGGGGGAACCGCTGCGGGACCGCGAACGGCTGATCTGGGCACTGGACCTGCGGCCGTCATGAGGTTGAAGATTGCTTTCGATCCCGACATCGCCGCCTTGATGCAGGCGGAAATCGCTGCCGGTGAAAAGGCAGTGTCAGCCGCCATGCGCGAGGCGGGCACCTCTCTGAAATCCGCCTGGCGCGGCCAGATCACCGGCGCGGGGCTGGGAACCCGGCTGGGCAACTCCATTCGCTTGGCCAGCTTCCCCAAATCCGGTGACAGCCTGAACGCGGCGGCACTGGTCTGGTCCAACGCCCCGGTGATCATCAGTGCGCATGACACCGGCCCACTGATACGGTCCAAGAATGGGTTCTGGCTGGCCGTCCCCACCCCGGCCGCAGGGAAGAGCAGCAAAGGCGGTCGGATCACCCCCGGCGAATGGGAACGCCGCACCGGCCTGCGTCTGCGGTTCATCTATCGCCGCCGTGGGCCCAGCCTGCTGGTGGCGGAAGGGCGGTTGAATACGAAAGGCCGCGCGGTAGCGTCAAAATCCAAGACCGGACGCGGCGTGGCAACCGTGCCGATCTTCCTGCTGGTGCCGCAGGTCAAGCTTAGGAAACGTTTGGATCTGGCGTGGGACGCAGAAAGGATGGTGGACGGCGTGCCGGGGCTGATCGTGGCGAATTGGGTGGAGGGGAAACTGGGTTGATGTCTGCAATGCGGGGACAGAGCGAGGTTTCGCTGCATCTGCGCCAACCTCCGCTTTCGCGCAAAGTCGGAAAAATGTTTCGCAGAGGGCGTTGCCAACAAACTTTCAGCCACTGACAAAAATTCGCCAGATCAGCTCAGGCGATTACATTGCGACAGTGACCATAGCGGGGATCGGCACGTCCCACCGAGGCCCATGACCGTGCTTTTCCAACACCTTCGCGATCACCGCCGCCCGAATGGCAGCTGCATTTTCCGGCGGTTGCGGGCGCAGCAATGCGCCACCCCTCGCTGTACCGTTGAGGAAGAAGTCGTAAGGCGCGCCGGGGTCATCTACCTCCCACTTCGACGCAACCGTGAATTGGCGGCACTCCGTAAATCCGGCCGCCTTCAGCACCGGAAAGGCCAAAGCTTGATCAGCATAGTCATTCGCGCCTGGCCCCGGCGGCAATGCAATGTCCGGGGCACCGTGTTGACCAATGGCACCGAAAACATAGCCAAGGGCAGTATCCACCTCCGGGCCGCACCAGACCGAAAACGCCAGTCGTCCACCGGGACGCAGGACACGGCGCGCTTCTGCTAGAACTTTAGGGGGGTCGGGTACGTGCGGTATCCCGAAACCGATTGTCACGGCATCAAAAGACTCGTCGTCAAAATCGAGGGCCATCGCATTGCCTTCGACGATCCGAGCCTCCGGCGCTGCGGCGCGTGCCATCTCCAGCATGGCAGGCGAAAAATCGAGACCCGTGGTCTGGGCCCCTGCCTTGACCAGACCGGAGGTTACGTTGCCGTGCCCGCAACAGAGATCAAGGGCTTTGATACCGGGTCCGGCCCTGACCGCTCCAACCAGATGAGGCACCACCATGTCAGCTGCTTTGGCAAACACCCGAGCATAGGATTGCGCAACTCCTTCATCCGCCCACTCACGTTTTTCCAATGCGGCGAAAGTGTCGGGTTCCTGAATCTCTGCCATTGGGTCACCTCTATCTTCGTCCTGTCGCAGTTGGCAATCCGAAGAGGCCTTGCGTCAACAGGAATGACGGAGCGGACCTTCGCCATCCTGCTGACAATTCAAAACTATGGGGCCGGAGCAGCCGTCGGCAAAGCCATCAGCCTTGGAATAACAAATGCCAACCACCCGCGAAATCATCCTTGCCGCTTTCCACGCGCACTTGCAGCCGCTTGCCGCCCTTGTTCTTCGCGATGAGGTTCTGCCCGAGCGTATCCCGGTGGCGGGTCTGATCATCCAGCGCGACGGCCAGCCGGGTGAGCCGGAGGTGACGCTGTCTCCGCTGCGCTACCACTACCAGCACCGGGCCGAGCTTGAGGTGGTCGTCCAGGCACCGAATGGCCGCGCCAGCGCCTTCGACGACCTGATCGCGGCCATTGGCACCGCGCTGGAAAGCGACCGCACCCTCGGCGGTCTTTGCGATTGGGTTGAACCAGAAGCCCCAGCCTCTGTCGATCTGCCCATCGAGGGCGCGGCGGCGCTGAAGGCGGCGGTGATCGCCGTCGTCCTGCATTACACCACCACCGGCCCGCTGGCCTGACACCCCACCATAAAGGAGACCCCCATGGCACGTGCGCAAGGCGCGCGGGCGCAGATGGCGCTTGCGTATGAGACAGTTTACGGCGCCCCGCCGGTCAGCGGGTTCCGGCTAATGCCCTTCGCGCGGGCCACGCTGGGCGCGGAGCAGCCGCTGCTGGAATCCGAACTGCTGGGCTATGGGCGTGATCCGCTGGCTCCGATCAAGGACGCGGTCACCGCCGATGGCGAGGTCGTGGTGCCGATCGATGTGGAGGCCTTCGGCTACTGGCTGAAGGCGGCCTTCGGTCAGCCCGTGACCAGTGGAACCACGCCCAAGACGCATACTTTCCAGTCGGGCAACTGGACGCTGCCCAGCATGTCGATAGAGACCGCCATGCCCGAGGTGCCACGCTTCGCGATGTATTCCGGCTGCGTGCTGGATCAGCTCTCCTGGCAGATGCAGCGATCCGGCCTGCTCACGGCAACCGCCCGGCTGGTGGCCCAAGGCGAAACCATCGCCGCCGCAACTACCGCTGGCACGCCCGCGACGCTGGGCCTGCAGCGCTTTGGCCATTTCAACGGCACGGTGAAACGCAATGGCACTGCGCTGGGCAACGTGGTCTCGGCCGAGATCACCTATACCAACAATCTCGACCGGATCGAGACCATCCGCGGCGATGGTCGCATCGATGGCGCTGATCCCACCATGGCCGCACTGACCGGGCGGATCGAGGTGCGGTTCTCCGACAGCGCGCTGGTGACGCAAGCGATCGATGGCAGCCCCTGCGAGCTGGAATTCAACTACAGCCTCGGGGCCAATGCCAGCTTCACCTTCACCGCCCATGCGGTCTATCTGCCGATCCCGCGGATAGAGATCGCCGGGCCGCAGGGCGTGCAGGCCAGCTTCGACTGGCAGGCCGCCAAGGCCACCAGCCCGGCGCGCATGTGTACCGCCGTCCTCATCAACAGCATTGCGAGTTACTGACCATGATCCGACTGAACCTGACCGCCGCGCCGCAATGGCTGGACCTCGCCCCGGGCTTGCGTCTGCTCGTCGCGCCACTGACCACCGCGTTGATGGTTTCGGCCCGCGCCGATCCCACGATCGAGGCCATGCCGGACACCGCCACGCCCGAGGAACTGGCCCTTGCCATGGCGAAAGCGGTCGCGCGCCGGGCGATCCTCGATTGGGAAGGTGTTGGCGACGATGCCGGAAACCCTATGCCCGTCACCCCTGAAGGCATCGATGCCCTGCTGGAAATCTGGCCCATCTTTGAAGCTTTCCAGACCCGCTACATCGCGCGCGGTCTGATCCTGGACGCAGAAAAAAACGTCTCCGCGCCCTTGCCGAATGGTCCTTCGGCGGGGGCGATCAGTACTGCGCGGCCTGTACGGGGCGCTGCCCCGACTGCCCGGCCCGACTGAACCGGCCGCAGACACAAGACGGCTGGCAGGTCTGGGACCTGGTCGGCCGCCTTGGTGGCCAGTTGCGCGTGATCCCCGGCGCGGTGCTGGGCTGGGACATGGGCGCGGCACTCGCCCTCGCGGCCGCGCTGGGCATCGATGCCCTGATCGCCGCCGAACTGCTGCCCGAGATCGAGGCGGTGATGGTGCGCAAACTGAACGAACTGATCGGAGACAATCATGGCTGAGAAGAAAGTCAGCGTCCGCCTGTCGGTGGAGGGCGGCCGTCAGGTCCGTGCCGAGTTGCAAGGGGTGGGCACGGCGGGCGCGCAGGGGTTTGGACGGCTGTCCTCCGAGATGGACATGGCGAATGCCCGCCTCGACAGCTTTGCACGCCGGGCCGGGATTGCGATGGCGGCATTGGCGGCCGCGGCTGCTG